TGAACCGAACCAACAATGGATAGAAATAGTTGAGTCTTAAAGTGTGGGTCGCAATCTAACAAGGTGGCTTATACCGCTACCAGCAATCCTGTTCTCGTTCTTCCCACAAACAGCGAACGCTGAAGCAACCTATACAACTTGGACCTGCACTACGGGTAGTGGTTCTTGGCAAATGCAGCAACCCGAAGCCGACTATTTGGCTGGACTATACCCGACTTGGGCTGACTGCATTAACTGGCAAAATGGTACACCACAGCAACCGTATGCTTGGTCATATGGTGCTTCGGTAACTACTACAACTTCAACGACTACTACATCTAGCACTACTACAACTACTACATCTAGTAGTACAACCACTACAGTTGTAGAAACAACTACTACATCTAGTAGTACTACAGTTCAGGAGACCACCACAACTGAATCTTCCACGACCACGAGTTCATCTACAACAACCCTTCCCACAACAAGTTCCAGCACCACCGAACCAGTTCAGACAAGCACAACCACATCAGTTGAAAGTACAACGACAACCACGACCACAACTGTTCCCCCAGCCCCCACAACAACTCAAGCACCCTACACTCCCCCGCAGACCACTACTTCCACCACCGAGCCTCAACCCGAACCAGCCAATGACGCAGCCGAAACCACAGTTGACGAGTCCGATACCACAGTAGAAGAAACATCTACAACCGATCTTCCCGATCTTCCTGAAGAACCTGTAGAGACTGTTGAGACAACCATTCCTGAGACAGTCGCTCCTGATCGCGTAGACGAGATTCTTCCCGATGAAACAGAACAGCCAGAAGACATAACAGAGCCGTCGGTATATATACCAGAAACAACAGAAGTAGAAGAACCGTATTCATCATCTACTACCTTACCTGATATCCCAGTTGATGAGCCAGTTACTGACGAACAAATAGAGGAGATCTTGGATGTTCTTGTTGAGGCTAAGCCTGAGCAGATTGTTGCTGCTATTACCCAGGTGTTGGCTGCAGAGATTACCTCAGATCAAGCTACTGAGATTGCTTCAAGTCCTGAGGTGTTGGCTGCCATTACGGAGGAACAGGCTGAGCAGTTGTTTGAGCAGATCGAGGTAAACGAACTAACCGAGGAACAGTTGGAGCAATTTACTGCAGTCATTCAAGAAGCTCCTACTAAGGTAAAGAAAGCGTTTGAGAAAACTATTGATATCTTTGGTTCCCAGTTTGAGGACTACGTACCTACGGGCTCGAGTATCCCTGTTAAGACACGTAGAACCCTTGTAGCTGCTGGTGCCCTAATTGCCGCAATCCCATCTACTAGACTTAAACGCTGATGAAACGGATCATTACCTACATCATGGAGAACACTTGGACCTGGGTGGGTACCGGCATGGTCCTTATCACCTTGTCGGGACCAACTCTCAGGCAAGCATTACTTCTTACAGGCATAGGTATTTTGCTACACTCAGTGATATCCCTAACACAGAAAGATACAGAATGAACTCAGCAATCGCAAAAGCCCTAGACCTCGGACAAAGACTCGTATCATTGTTCATCGCATCAGCCCTACCAATCATCACAGGCGGCGCAATCCTCGGTGTAGATGTAATCAAGTCCGCTGGTGTCGCAGGACTCACAGCTTTGTTTGGTGTTGTACAGAAACTTGCAGCCGCATCAGTTGACGGCGAACTCACATCAGAAGAAATCTCGGCAGCGTTCGGAACCAAAGCCAAAAAGAAATGAAAAAGAAACCAGTTTGGGAAACAAAAAACCCAAAGAAAAAATCTACATCACTCAGCAAAAATCAAAAGGCTTCAGCGAAAGCGTCAGCGAAGAAAGCTGGTCGCCCATACCCGAACCTTGTTGACAACATGAACGCGGCTAGGAAAAAGAAGTAATGCCTAAAACTGCAGCATGGCAACGCAAAGAAGGCAAGAACCCAGAGGGTGGCTTGAATGCCAAAGGTCGTGCTTCGTATAAACGCGAAACTGGTGGCACACTTAAACCGCCTGTATCTGCAAAACAAGCAGCAAAATCGCCCAAAGCAGCAGCTCGACGCAGATCATTTTGTGCAAGAATGGGTGGTATGCCAGGTCCAATGAAAGATAGCAAAGGGCGTCCAACCCGTAAAGCGTTGGCTTTGCGAAAGTGGGATTGTTAATGCCTAAAAAAGTTGAGTGGGATTATGTTGTCCCTATTGTTATGCCGGCGGATTTAGAAGGCGTTGAACCAGGAAAACTACCTGAGAGTTTGTTGCGCCCAATCAAAAGTGGTGGCAAACTACATTGGCGAGCCGCTGATGCTTGGAACGCTATGGTTGCAAAAGCTACATCAGATGGTGTACTTCTTAAACCGACTAGTGCAGGCGACCTATATCGTTCTTATGATTCACAAAAAAAATCATTTTTGCTTCGATACAGGCTTGACCCAATCCCCGGTGCGTCAACCAAAACATTTGAAGGCAAAACTTGGTATTTGCGAAAAGGCATGGCAATGCTGGCGACACCTGGGAAGTCAAACCATAACCTCGGTTTGGCTGTTGATGTTCATTCCGCTAGTGAACCAGCACGACTTAAATGGCTAATTCAACATGTTAAAGATTTTGGATTTTCATGGGAAGTAGTTCCAAGTGAACCGTGGCATATACGGTTAGTAACCGGTGATAACCCGACTCCTGCTGTGCAGGCATGGGTTGATTCGCACAAGGCCATATGACGTGGACGGTGGTTGGGCGTTAATACTTTCGGCTGTAGTTACAGCAGTCGGTGGCATTATCGTCACACTGATTTCGCAATTTCGTAAAGAAAATCAAAAAGACCACGACAACGTAATGTCTACGCTGCGCATCATGCACAAAGGTATAGGGCGTGTTGAAACCAAGGTTGACAAGGTTGACGCTAGACTGACCGATCATCTAATTTCGCACACAACCGGGATACTTGACAATGAGCAACGAACTGACAAGAATAGAACTGAAAGCAATACGAAAATATTTGAGTAAAGTTTATCCAGGCGTAACCGAGCAAGACGATCTTTGGAATTTAATAGCAAAGTTAGACAAACTTATTGAGGGGGTTAAACATGCCAACAGAACACAAACCAAAGGCAACAGCAGGAAGTGAAATTCTTAACGAAGCTTACAAACTCGTTAATGGACCAAGACAAAATGATTACGGTCATCCGGCAGACGACTATCGCAAAGTTGCTAATATCTATTACTCACTTACCGGTATTGACTTAAAAGTATCCGAAGCGATCATGTTCATGGTCGCAGTCAAACTCGCACGGTTACGCACCAACCTTGAACGCGACACCATCCACCACGACAGCCTCGTGGATGCTTTAGGTTATTTGACGTGCCTAAATATGGCGGCAAAATAATGGGCGCTTTCTATGATGAATTAAAGACTGCAAAAAGAGAGAACGATCCATTGGCTCGACTGCGCAAAGCATTAAGCGACGAAGATTTTAAAGATGTTGTAAAGGCGTTAAAAGACCCGTCTATTAGTGCTCGAGCAATACACACCGCATTGGTTAAACGCGACATCCATGTTGCTGGCTTAACCGCAATTCTTAACGCACGAAAGGCCCTCAATGAAACTATCGGATGAGGCTACTTATGAACAACAGATCATGGATTTGCGTACCGCTTTACGCAAGGCACAACTAGCCGAAGCAAAAGCCAAGTTGAAGACAGCAGACTATGTGGAAGCCGTGTTTGAGGCGGCACGAACATCTCTGCTTGCTACACCAAGACCTGCGATTATTGCCCCGGTAAAAGATAAACGGAAAACAAAAGCCGAAGTAGCCCTCGTGCATTTGACCGACTGGCAAGCAGGCAAGCAGACAGTCTCCTACGACATTTCTGTGCTTACGGCTCGCATTGAGGACATGATTCGCAAAGTGATACAGCTTACCGAAATTCAACGCGCTCATCACCCCGTCAAAGAATGTGTGGTTATGTTGGGTGGCGACATGGTTGAAGGCGTGGGTATATTTCCAGGCCAACAATTTGAAATTGGTGCGCATTTGTATGAACAAATGTTTGCGGTAGTGCGCATTATTGAATCATCTATTCGCACTCTTGCCAGCAACTTCGAATCAGTTAAAGTGGTATGCGAGTTTGGCAATCATGGTCGGCTTGGACACAAAGGCGATATGCCAGCCGGCGACAACATTGATCGCATTGCTTACCAAATTGCGGCAAATAACTGTGCAGATATTAAGCATGTCAAATGGCAAATGTCGGATGACTGGTATCAGATATTCGCTATAGGTAATTACAAGGTTCTGTTGGTACATGGCGACGAAATAGGGGCATTTGGAAGCATCTTGCGCAAGGTTTCGGCATGGTCTACCGGTGTTGTAGAATCATTCCATGATTGCTACATGGGGCATTTTCATACGCCCACAGCTCTTACCATGGCGAACGGTGGTCGTGTGTTCGTAACAGGTTCCCCAGAGTCACACAACGAATATGCTCGTACATTTATTGCAGCGGTCGGTAAACCTAGTCAACGTCTGCATTTTGTTGATCCGATTAAAGGCAGAGTTACTTCAGAATATGTGTGTTGGTTATGAGACTTTGCTGCCAGCATTGCGATGCAATAGTTGAACACGATGAGACAAAAGTTGTTTCTTGTCTCTGCGATCCCGATGCCCCAACATGGATAGCAATATCGCGAGATGGACGCATCATGTCTATGTCCCACGCCAGTTACGAATATTTACCGAAAGAAAAATAATGAGTTGTCCTTGGGCTTTGGTAGCAGTCCATTGGATTGACGCCTTTGATTCGGATAACGGTTGGATTGAATTGGATAATTACAAGCCTGAAGTTTGCAACGTAGTTTCTGTGGGCTATTTGTGGCCTGATTGCTTGACTGATTACATAACAATTACCGGATCTTATTTTCCAGATGAGTTGCCAAACTTAAAAACGGTTGGTATGGTTACACATATCCCAACGAAAATGGTCGAACAGGTCGTTGTCTTGGGTCAACCAAATTTCACGTTTAATAAAGGGGCACACAATGAGAAGGTACAGAATTTCTAAACCGGTTCATGGTTCACAAGAATGGCTAACAGCGAGATGGAAAGATGAGAACGGAAACGCTCGGATAACAGCTTCCGTAGCTGGCGTTATTCACGGGGCGCATCCATTTATGAGCGCTGCGGATTTGGCTAGTCAACTGCTCAGTTCAACGCCACCAGAGCCAACTAAGCCCAACGCGGCAATGGAACGTGGTAACAGACTTGAACCCACATTGATCAAATGGGTTGCCGACAATCAAAAACTCAACCTTATAACGCCTGATGAAATGTATTGCTACGAAGAAGATGGAGTTCGTTTGCTTGCAACCATTGACGCTATGAGCCTGGCAGAACAAGGCTACGAAAGAGTCTTTGAAGTGAAGACAACCAACAAACAATGGCAAAGCGTATTGCCCGATTACTGGTATTGGCAGGGCGTACATCAAGCTATTTGTACTGGAGTACACAGCATTGATTGGGCAATTTTTGATTCCAAC